CTTCAACGTAAAATTATTGGAATGCATTGTGCCGGTGGCCCCAATATTGGGAAGACTGGTATTGCTACTCCTATTTCTCAAAATTTTATTAAATATTTGGCAGAAGGTATTGAGCGAGAGATTGGCCGAGATTCAATTACATTAATCTCTGCCCCTCTCATCGCTGATGCTCAACTTGCCTATTCAGTTTTTAAAGGAGAATCTACCAATGATCAATTATGTGTAAATATAACATCATCATCAAAGTATAATGGTATGTTGGCAGCGGTGGGTAAATTACCAAAAGAAAAAGGAGTTTATGCACCGGGTAAGACCGAAATTTCGCCTTCACCCATTGGTGAGAGTATTACTGTAAATAAGACAACGCAAGCTTTGGTAGGCGGTTACCGTGATGAGAATGGTGTTTTTGTCGACACTATGTATCAGGCAATCCAGAAGGCCAATGTGACGCCAGTGATGGTGCCACAGGTTTTTTTGGAAGCGTCTGAACAATATGTGCGCGACAGGAATTCCAAAGGCGGGGATGAATACCGTCGACTTTTTACCAAAGAAGAGGCGATCCAAGGAATTGTTGGTGACCCTTATGTCGAGCCTATTAATCGAAAAACCTCACCTGGATATCCCTACGTTCTTCAAAAGAAAGTAGGTGGTAAACGACATTGGCTTGGAGAAGATGAACATTATGACTTCAATAATCCCGAGCTCGCAAAAGATATGGATCATATCGTATCTGAAGCTAAGCAAGGAAGGAGGACAGAAGTCATTTTTGTGGATACCCTTAAGGATGAACGCAGAACCTTGGAAAAGGCAAAGAAACCTAGACTCTTTGAGACTGGACCAATGGCTTTTAACTTGGTAATGCGAATGTACTTTGGTGGGTACACTGCATTTAGGAACAAAAACAAAATTATACACGACTCTTGTGTTGGAATTAATGCTTACTCTATGGAATGGACCCAGCTCGCAAAACGTCTTAGTCGCTTCGGAAAGAAAAACATTTTGGCCGGAGATTTCTCTAATTATGATGGAACATTAGGTTCTACTGTACTCGCCTCTGAAGTGGAGGATATTAACGAATTTTATCGAAGAAATGACTTCACTGAAGAGGAAGAAAAGAAATATGAAGAAGACTGTCGCGTTCGGCGAGTTTGCTTTTCAAATATCATGTTTTCAATTCATCTTACTAGAGACGAACTCACTGCGTGGATTCAATCTCAACCCTCTGGTAATATCATGACTGTAAATCTAAATTCTGATGTGAATACAAAATACTCTGTTATTGCTTATTTAATTTTGGCCGATCGTTTCGCTCCTGAACATTGTAATATGAAATCTTATCAAGATTACATTGTTGAAAACAATTACGGAGATGATAACGTGAAAGCCGTTCATCACTCAATTATGGAATGGTATAACATGCAAAATTTAACATGGGCCTATGCTCAGCTCGGACTCAAGTATACTGATGAGGAGAAGCGTAGTGACGTGACTGAGTTCCGTTCCCTTGAAGACGTTTCTTTCTTGAAGCGAACTTTTAGGTGGGATGAGACTCAGCAGCGTTACTGTGCTCCTCTTTCTCTCGATACTGTTTTGGAGATGGCGCAATGGGTTCGTGGAAAAACGAATCACCATGAACTATGTAAGGACACTATGGAAATGGCTGCGTACGAATTGTCGCACCATCCTAAGTCCGTATTTGACGAATATATGCCGAAATTCAGAGAAGCGGCAAAGTATCTTGATGATTCACAACAACCAGTTTTCCAAACATATGCAATGTATAGGAAGACTGAAATGAAAAAATACGTTTTAGATATAATGTAGATATTCATAAAAGGCTTAGCGGCTAGAAGCTTCGCTCGCTCGCGGCCAACAAAACAAACAAACAAACCTATGCTCGTTTAAAGTTAGGAACTCCAATTGGAGTTACGAGCACCCCCACAGAAGATGCGGGGACGTCTAACGGCAGTTTATTAAGAAACCTGCTGGGACTTCTTCGTTGAACCATTTGCTGACATGCAGTTTAAAGCGCTAGTCACCTGCAC